GTAATTGGTGTAGGTGCAGATACAGACGATGCCACAGCAACAAATCAAACAGTTATAGGTGCTACTACAATTGGTGTAGCAGATAACTCAGTAAGTCTTGGTAATGCTAGTGTAACTGCTGTTTATATAGCAAAAGGAAACGATACAAGCCAAGATTTAAACTTTTTTGATAGTGCTGGTGGTGGTGGAAACATACAATATACTCATAGTGATGACCAAATGAAGTTTGGTGTTGCTGATGCTGTTCGAGTGAGAATATTTGCTTCAGCACTCTTAGTAGGTAGAAGCTCTGCTGGTTCAACTGGTAATGGTCATTCTATCCGAACTGCTGATTCAGCTATCTTTAGTAGAGATGCTAGTGGTGAAACAATACAAGTTTGTAGAAATGCAGACAACGGACAATTTATTCAATTTAAAGCAAATGGAAGTGTTGTAGGAGATATTAAAAATACTGGTGGAACTGTGTCTCTTACTGGTTTCTCAGGTTGCCACGAAAGTAGTAGTCCTGATACTTTAGAAGTAGGATTGGTAGTAAGCACAATAGACGAAGAACATAGTAAAAATCACGCTAAAGTAAAAATCTCTGATTCAGTTGGAGATAAAAGAGTCTACGGAGTTGTATCTGATTTAGAAGGACTAGATGGTAGTAATGTAACTATTACTTCAGTTGGTATATCTTCAATTAAAGTTACTGGTTCTTGTGTGGGTGGAGACTTACTGGAAAGTAATGGAGATGGAACTGCTAAAGTACAAAGTGATGATATTATTAGAAGTAAAACAATTGGTAAAGTAACAATGAGTAACTCAACTAAAGAAGTTAAGATGGTTAGTTGTGTTCTTTATTGTGGGTGATGGAGTAAAAAAATTAGAAAATAAATAATTACTTAGGTTATACTTATATAAACAAAAAAAAATTGAATTTACACAAAGTATTTGATACTTATAATAACCATATTAACATAGGAGAAACATATTATGGCTAAAGACACTAAAGTAGTAGAAGTTACAGATGAACTGAGGTTTACAGACCCGGAATTACAAAGTTTACAGGGTTTACAAGAGGGATATCAAGAAAAACAAACACTATTAGGTCAGTTGGCAGTACAGGACATTTTGTTAAAACAACAAAGTGATGCATTAGAAGCACGTAAAACTGAAATTGAAACTGAATACGAAGGTATGCAGCAAAAAGAACGTGATTTAGTTAAAGAATTAAATGATAAATACGGGCCTGGTTCACTTGATCCAGCAACTGGTGTATTTACACCCACAAATGTTGAAGAAACTCCAGAAGGTTAATTTGTCAAAATAAAACACCCCAAATAATACATTTTGGGAGAGTTACAGTATACTTATAAAGGAATAACTGTGTGTTATTCTAAAATTTATATAATGAGAAAATAATCAATTGGGAGAAAAGAAAATGGCAGAAAGAATAGTTTCGCCAGGTGTATTTACTCGTGAAACGGATTTATCATTTCTACCACAAGCTATTGGTGAAATTGGAGCCGCAATAATTGGCCCAACTGCTAAAGGCCCAGCCTTTACACCAACACAAATAACATCATTTCAAGAATTTGAAGAGATGTTTGGTGGAGTCGATGAGAGATTTTACACACCTTACACCGTAGAACAATATTTACAAAGTGCAGGAGTTGTAACAATAGTTAGAATTCTTGGACTAGCTGGATACCAAGCAGATTCAGTACAATTAGTTGTGATGAATGGTACAGTATCACATTCACTCGCTGTATTAGCACCATCTCGTGGTTCATCAGGAGCTGGTGATTTATCACACACACATGTTGTAGGTGCTGGAACTTGGGATAGTTTTAGTCTACAAGTATCTGGTAGTAATGTTACTGCGGAGACTTATAATCTATCATTTAATACCAGTAGTGCAGATTTCATTACAGAAGTAATAAGTGAAGATGCTCAAAGTCAAAAAAGTGGTAATTCCAACTCATCGGTATATGTTTATAAAGTATTTAAACGTGCTGCTCATGCAATATTTGGTGCAGCTCCAACATCAGCATCATCAGCTAAAAATGTTCAAAATGGACTTGATTTTACTGGTGGAGCAACTTCTATAGATGCCTTGGGAAATGAACTTTCATATACTGGTAATGTTGCGTATAATACTGCAAGAACACCTTATATACAATCACAATTAGTTGGTGGTACTGCATATAATCTTTTCAGAGTATATACTAGGTCACACGGTTCAGACATAAATACAAGTGTAAAATCAACAATATTAAACGTTAAAAGAGCTGATGACGTACCTGGTTCAGATTATGGTACATTTTCAATTCAAGTTAGAGTTCACAATCCAAATGGAACTAATGATGATACGATATTAGAACAATTTGATGCTTTGACGTTTGATCCAAACTCACCTAATTACTTTGCAAAGAGAATTGGTGATAGGCATGTGGTAATTGATTCAAATGGAAAATTAACTTTTTTTGGTGATTATCCTAATTTAAGTATGCACATCAGAGTTGGTGATTATACTAAAGTTGATAGTAATCTAATTCAGTATCCCAAAACAGTCGTACCATTTGGACATGCTGCAGTTAATCAAACAACTTTAGGAACTACAACACTACCATCTGCATCATTTAAAAGAAATCAAAACAATTCCAATGGTACATTTGATTCTTCTGTTTTATATGGATTTGATTTCATAACTGCAAAAATAAAAGATGACAATGAACAATATCTTGGGCCAATCCCACTAAGTAGTGGAACTGGAAACAATGTAACTATGTCACTAGGAAATATGACAGGTACAGATGATGCATCCGAATTGGGTTCTAAGTATTCTGGTACCGCTGTTCCATTATCACTTAGTGGTTCTGCTACAGCTCAGTTAAAATTTGCTGTTCCTTTTCAATTTGGTTTTGATGGTCGTAATCCAGCAACACCTTATCTTACTGGAACTGAAATTGTATCTACAAACTCACAAGGATTTGATTTATCATCAAATACAGCTAATGGTACTCTTGCTTATAAACGAGCAATAAATGCTGTTAGTAATCCTGATGAATTTGATATTAATTTATTGGTAACACCTGGTGTTATTCATAGATTGCATTCAAGTGTAACAAATCATGCTATATCTAAGGTTGAAGCTCGAGCAGATGCATTATTCATTATGGATTCTGCAGCTTATACTGACTCGGTACAGACAGTAGTTGATACGGTTAATGCATTAGATACTAATTATGTAGCTACATATTATCCGTGGGTTAAGATACCAAATAGCAGTACTGGTAAACCAGTATGGGTTCCGCCATCAGTAGTATTACCTGGTGTAATATCTTATACTGATAGAGTATCTCATGAATGGTTTGCACCAGCAGGTTTAAATCGTGGTGGATTGACTTCGGTATTAGAAGCATCTACAAGATTGACTCATGCTGAAAGAGATGAACTTTATGAAGGTAGGGTTAACCCAATTGCTTCATTTCCTGGACAAGGAGTTGTGGTATTTGGACAAAAAACACTACAAGCTAAACCATCTGCATTAGATAGAATTAATGTTCGTAGATTATTAATTACGGTACGTAAATTTATTGCAAGTTCTTCAAGGTACTTGGTATTTGAACAAAATACTCAAGCACTGCGAAATCGTTTCTTGAATATTGTTAATCCGTATCTTGAACAAGTTCAATCCAATAGTGGATTGAGTGCATTCAGAGTAGTTATGGATGAGTCTAACAATACACCTGATGTAGTAGATAGAAATCAATTGGTTGGTCAGATATTTGTACAACCTACAAGAACTGCAGAGTTCATTGTATTGGACTTCGTTGTTCAACCAACAGGAGCTACATTTCCTGAATAAGTTTAACTTATAACATAATGTATATTGAAAAGCCCCTTTAATTAGGGGTTTTTCTTTTTATAAATTACCAAAAATTTGTTTAGATGATATTTATTTATGAGTAGAAATAACTTACTTTTACAGGAGAATAAAGAATGGCTACACTAGACCCGTCAGAAATAATGTTCACACCTTTTGAACCTAAAACAAAAAATAGGTTCATCATGTACATCGAAGGTATCCCATCATATCTGATTAAAACTGCAAAAAGACCATCAATTGAATTTGAAGAGATAGTTTTAGATCATATTAACGTTAAACGATATATCAAGGGTAAAGGTGCATGGCAGCCTATTGATGTTACTTTATATGACCCAGTTGTTCCATCTGGAGCCCAAGCAGTAATGGAGTGGGTTCGTTTATCACATGAATCAGTAACAGGTCGTGATGGTTATTCCGATTTTTACAAAAAAGATGTTACTTTCAATTTGTTAGGGCCAGTAGGTGATGTTGTTGAAGAATGGGTACTTAAAGGTGCTTATATACAATCAGCTGACTTTGGTGAACTAGACTATGCATCAAGTGATCCTGCTGAAATATCACTAACATTGAAATACGATTACGCTATCCTACAATTTTAAGGAGTAAATATGAGTTTTTTAAGAGAAATGTTATCAAGTGATGCAAAAATTTCAAGTAAACGATTTGTTGGTTTTGCAGCTTTCTTTATGTTGATTTGTAGTTGGGGTGCAGACACCTTTTCTGCATTCGAAGTAAAAGATAAAATACTAGAGTGTTTTATGTACATATCCGTAGTAGGATTAGGAGTTACAGCAGCAGAAAAGTTTGGTAAAAAATAAAATAGTTTTATAACAAAACATGTTATATATATAAGTACACAACAGAAGGAGTCATAAATGGCTGATTATAAATTCCCTACGGAAGTAGTAGAACTTCCATCAAAGGGGTATTTTTATGTAGATGGGCATCCGTTATCTACAGGTAAAATAGAAATAAAATACATGACGGCGAAAGAAGAAGATATTTTAACATCACAGAATCTAATACAACAAGGAACTGTAATTGATGCCTTATTACAAGCTTTAATTGTAGATACATCAATAAAAGTTGATGATTTACTTATAGGTGATAAGAACGCAATAATGGTAGCTGCTCGTATTCTTGGTTATGGTAAGAACTACAGTTTTGAATATGATGGAGTAGAACAAAAAGCAGATTTATCAAAATTAGAACCACTTAAAATTAGTTTAAATAAATTATCAAAAGGTGAAAATAATTTTTCTTTTGAATTACCAAATTCAAAGAGACCAGTTACTTTTAAGTTATTAACGGGTGGTGATGAAAAAAATATAGCTTTAGAAATAAAAGCAAGACAAAAAATATCTAAAGAACATAGTTCTGAATTAACTACACGATTAAAAACACTACTATTATCAGTAGATGGTAACTCAGATAAAGCTCATATAATTAATTTTGTAGATAATGAATTTTTATCATTAGATTCCCTAGCGTTCAGAAAAAATTTAAAAACTATAACACCAGATATTGATATGACTACAACAGTCGTTGATTCTAATGGAAAGGAGTCAATGGTGACGATTCCGGTCACCGTACGATTTTTTTGGCCTGACGCCTGAGTATAAACTTCAAATACACGAAGAAATATTTCAGTTAATATTACATTCAAAAGGTGGAATCACATTTGGTGAAGCCTATAATCTACCCGTATATCTACGAACATTTTATTTAAAACGTCTGCAGACTTATTATAAAACAGAAGCCGCTGAACTAAAAAAGGAAACAGATAAATATAAAAACTAAAATTTACATAATTGATATTTATTATTGAGTCAGAATACTCAATTCATTCGGAGATTTAAATGACTAAATATAAAAATAATACACCTC